GGCAGTTCTGGAAAGAGATTGCTTGTGGAAGGCAACCAATGGGAAAAAAGTCCTATAGAGAATCTGTCGGTTTTCTTCCCACGGTCAATGTGCCCTGGAATTGTGGCATGAATAAGGCATGTCAAGAGATNTGGAAAAAGGACGATATTCCTAACTCGCTACACTCGTAGCAAATCAAACTATCTTTTCCATTGTAGTTCGAATTGATTGTCAATAGATAGAGTATAAAATAAATATACTTTATTTGCTTGAAATATACTGAAAGACTATTGACAAGGTTTTAAGAATTTGATATAATATACTATAAGGAAAAGAGAAAACGTTAAACAACAATATTGAAACAAGCAATATAGATTCAAAGAGTCTTAGAGTTTTGTACTACCGTTATAGTCTACCGATACAGACTTACCTACAATGTGAACTGAATACACTCAAAACATAAACTAGATAAAGACTATAGGTAAAAACAAACAATAGAAACTAATAGTAATAACTAATAGTAAGGCGAATAAATAACTAGACTCTAGTCTATCATCTATTCTTGTTTTCCTCATAGGTTGATTGCGTCTAAAGATCACAAGCTAAGCTTGCTTAGTGATAGGTTTAATCCTGGATAGTTCAATGAAGGTTTACCACCCATAGCGTGGGCACTCAAAGAGTATTTCCCTAGTTCTACAAATCTGAATAGTTGAACCAATTGGGTTATTCTTCGGATATATTTAATCTCTATCAGTATTTCTTTTTTGTTTTCTTACTTAAAGTATAGTCGAAACAAAACATAGAATAGTTTCCCAATCTATATTTATATTTTGTTTTATACTTGTAGTTCCCCAGTATAGGGCAAGTATTGTTTAAGTATAACCGGCGGGGATGTGCCAGGGGGTGGGGTACCGTTAGCGTATATACCCCCTAGAAATTTTACTAATTTTAAACTTGTAAAGTCAAGACTAAATGTTTTCACCTTACATGTATATATTTTCTATTTACTTACACTTTTAAAAGGAAGCTAAATGGCTAAGGAAAGAATTCTTACAGAACTACAACAAAAGTTTCTTGATGCTCTTTTCGGAGATGCAAAGGGAAATCCCAAGCTTGCACAGAAGATGGCTGGTTATTCGGAGAATGTAGCACTCTCTACTATTGTTTTCTCTCTTCGGAATGAAATTCGAGATACTGCATCGATGATCATAGCGATGAACTCTCCTNNNGCTGCTCTCTCGCTTGTTGGACTTCTCGATGATCCGAATCAGTCAGGTGCTCCGAATATTATTAAAGCAGCCGAATCAATTCTGAACAGGACTGGTGTCGATGCTCCGAAGGAAGAGATCAATCTTAAAATACCTTCTGGTGGGTTATTCATCCTACCCGCAAAAGAAGTAAAGAATGAAGATGAAACTTTAAATGAATCAAGAGAACCAAGAGAATCAGAATCAACAGACGAACCCGGAAAATGACCGGATAAAACAAATTCTGGCAAAGTACCCAGAAAGACCCAAATTAAAACGTATTCCGTTTGGTTATATGTTGAAAGGAGGTGATCCATCTACGCTCGTACCTGATCCCGCAATAATCCCATTTTTAGATGAAGCGTTAGATCAGCTCGATGCGGGTATAGCTCTCCGTTCTGTTACAGAATGGTTAAACTCTAAAGTACAAGATCAGGGACTGTCTATTTCTCACATGGGAATAAAGACCCTCCGTAAGGAATACAGACCTGATTTTGTACGAAAGATTCCAAAGCCTAAAGTCCGAAGAATGACTCATGCAGAGAAAGCAGAGAAACTCCGAAGACACAAGATCGCTCAAGAAAAGAAAAGAGTTACGAACGCCCAGAAGAGGGTTCTGAAGTATCAAGAAGAGCTCAACATTCTTAAGGGCAATATTCGTGATGAAGAAGAAATCAAGAAGGATAACTCTCTTCTCATAGAACTCGATTACGGAACTGAAGAGTTCAAGGAAGTCGAACAAGAAGCAGAGATTATCTTTCAACCTAATCCAGGTCCACAGACAGTTTTCTTCATGGCTTCCGAAAGAGAAGTCCTCTATGGTGGTGCAGCTGGTGGTGGTAAGTCTTATGCACTCATAGCCGACCCTGCCCGTTACTTCGGGAACAAAAACTTTCGTGGATTGATCCTTCGTCGAACTAACGATGAACTCCGTGAACTTATCTGGAAAACACAAGAACTATATCCTAAGTATATCCCCGGAGCAGTCTGGAGAACACAGGATAAAGAATGGAGATTTCCATCCGGTGCTCGTCTTTGGATGACTTATCTGGAACGAGAAGATGATGTCCTCCGTTATCAGGGTCAGGCCTTTACTTATATTGGTTTTGATGAACTGACTCAATATCCCACTCCACATGCTTGGGAATACATGAGGTCTCGTCTCCGTGATCCATCAGGAACTCTTCCTTGTTTTATGCGAGCTACGAGCAACCCCGGTGGTCCGGGCCATGGGTGGGTCAAACGGATGTTCATCGATCCTGCTCCCCCTGGTCAAGCATTCGATGCCAGAGACCCAGAGACAGGTATAATCTACTATGTTGCTGAAGATGATCTAGACTTTCCTCCGGAGAAACGAGGTAAGCCACTCTTCCAGAGAAGGTTCATCCCTGCGAAGCTGTCTGACAATCCATATCTTGCTAAGTCAGGTGATTATAAAGGGAATCTTCTTTCTCTGAATGAGAATCTCAAGCGTCAACTNCTCGAAGGTGATTGGAATGTTGCAGATGGTGCCGCCTTCCCGGAATTCAGATCGAACATTCATGTAGTCAAGCCTTTCGAAATCCCCGGAAATTGGAGAAAGTTCCGTTCCTGTGACTTCGGATATTCAACCCGACAAGCTTCTGCCGTCCACTGGTATGCAGTACACCCTGCTACTGGACAGTTGATCGTCTACCGTGAACTCTACGTGAACCAACTGACAGGTACAGAACTCGCAAGGAAAATCCTCGCTCTCGAAAAAGGTGAAGGAATTGCTTATGGTGTTCTCGACTCCTCGGTCTGGGCAGTTCGCGGACAATCAGGACCTTCTATCGCTGAAGAAATGATCTTCGCTGGTTGTCGATGGAGACCTTCTGATCGTTCAGCAGGTTCTAGAATTGCAGGTAAGAATAGACTTCATGAACTTCTTCGTGTCGATCCTTTCTCAAATCTACCCGGAATTGTGTTTTTCGACACATGTCGCCAGATCATTTCTGACCTTCCTGTTATCCCGTCCGACAAGGATTCAGATGACATCGACCCAAGATATGCGACTGACCATGCTTATGACTCTATCCGTTATGGAATTATGTCCAGACCTAAGAGTGGATATGAAGTACTTTCAACAAGAGACACTTACATGCCAGCCGATGCAAGATTTGGCTATTAATCAAAAGGATTTCGAATGGCTGAAGAAATAAAGACTACTAACACTTTCGGAATCCCCGGTTCAGGTCTTATGTCTGAAGGCTTCTCTGTAGAGACAGTCAACTCAGATCAGACAGTCTCGATGGATGAGAAAGAGGTCGCGAAGGAAACTCCAGAAAACCGAGGTCTCGTTGCTTTCGTCAAAGAGAGATTTAACAGATCGAAAGAAAAGAGACTGACTGATGAACAGCGTTGGCTTTCTTGCTACAGGAACTTCAGAGGACTCTATGGTCCAGATGTTCAGTTCACCGATACAGAGCAAAGCAAGGCTTTCATCAAGATCACGAAGACTAAGACNCTTGCNGCNTANGCCCAGATTACAGACATTCTCTTCGCCGGTAATAAATTTCCTATCGGTATNGAAGAGTCTCCTGTTCCTGAAGGNNTNGCAGATGCTGTCTATGTAGACCCGAAAGAGCCTGAAGCAGAACCAACACAAGGTGCTTCTTCCAGCATTGTTGCCCGACCTGAATTAAAAGAGCTGCTTGGTCCATTCAAAGAAGAACTTCGAGGGGTTCAAGATAAGCTCAAAGAGGGTGTTGGAACAACACCGTCGTCCTTTACGTGGGAACCCGCTAAAGAAGCTGCTCGAAGGATGGAAAACAAAATCCAAGACCAGCTTGCAGAAACTAATGCAGACAAGGATCTCCGATCTTTTGTTTTCGAAATGAGATCGGAAGAGCG